TCCGTGCGGAACGAGCTGGTGTTTGCGTTGAAAAGCTCCTTTGTGGCCCCGGTGGACCCGTTCCGCACGCGTGCGAAGATCGTGTCGCCGGCCGCAGTGTAGAGCCACGCCCAGTGGTTTCCGTCCTGCATGGCGATGCCGCCGCCATATGACCCGGAGGAGATGAGCCCCGCCGCCTGTGGTGCGTTTGGATCGAACGCGCCGCTGCCCTTGACACCGTAGCTCGCAACGAAGGCCCCCGAGCCGCTCAGGCTCGCGACGGTGACGCCAGTGCTATTGGCCCAGGTGAAGTCGCTTGCGCGGAGTCGCATGCTCGCATTGGGTGTGTCGGAGCCATTCTGTCGAGCATCGAAGTAGACGGAGCTGGCAGCCGTTCCAATCCATCCATTCGCGTTACCGCCGTTCTTGAGCCACAGCTCCGGCATGGTCAATGAGCCGGTCATCACATCGCCCGATTTCTTGACCCTGCTGGCGGGGTCGAAGTTCCCGCTTGTCCAGATCGTGCCGCCGGCAGAAAGCGTGGCGGTATACCCGCCCGTCGAGTTGTTGAAGTCGAAGTAGGCGCCGTTTTTTACAATGGAGGAGCCGGTATCGCCCAGCACCAGGATGCCGTTGCTGGCCACCCCACTCCATCCGTAGGAACGCAGCATGGCCCCATTCACCGCCAGCGGCCCGGTGAAGGTGTCTCCGGCACGGTTGGCTTTGCCGTCGAGCGCTGGCTGCAGGCCATCTACCTCGCCGATGGGGTGCGTGTGGGGAGCAGACGGAAACCTGTTCGGCAAGCCAGTGAAATTCTTCCACTCCAGGTAGTAATCACCGTGCGCACCGTCGAGCAGATCGGCGTTGAGGCCGTTCCCATGGCCTTCATCGCGCAGCGCAGCGGACTTCAGGCCCAGCTCGACGCGGAACATGGCAGCGGTGGCCAGACCGAGCAGCGTCTTGACGAAGGTGGAAGGCGCGCCGGTGCCGAAGCGGTTGTTGATGTAACGGGCCAGGCCGCGCGGGGTGATCGCCGTGGCAGGATCGCTGCCGGCGTCTGCCTCCTGCTCGGTGGCCAGCCGCACCACACCCATCTGCGTGGTCGTCGCCGGTGGATTGATGAAGTCGATATCGCCGACCTCGATGCTGGTGGCGTTGATCTTGGCGAAACGAATGTCCGTGGCCAGCAGCAGGGTCGCGGCCGCTGCCTTTTCCATGATGGGCGTGGACTGCGAGTAGACCGCAAACAGCGTGCCGTCCTGCAGGTACAGACCAAAGCCGCGCAGCGTGTAGGTATCGGTGCCGTCGTCGCGCACGTTCAGGTGCAGCGTGTCGTCAGCAACGGCCTTGCCACCGAAGGTGGTCAGCCGCTTGAACTCCGCCGGCACGGATGCGCCCACGGTGCCCACATCGAAGTGCTGAGCGGTCAGGCCGACCTGCGTGACCTTGACCGGCGCGGTACCGGTGTTCTCTGCGTTGACGATGGCGGCAAAGCCTGCCGGCGTAATGGTGATCTGGGGGATGGGCATGGGTATGTCCTACGGTTCGCTGGCGGCCAGCTGCAGGCGGGTAGAGGTAAGCACGCGGGCCACGCCCAGGACGCCGATGGCGCCCTCGGCGTTGATGCCCTGAGTGAAGGAGTAGTGCGAACGCACGGGCTTGGCGCGGTCCACCGCAGCCATCACCTGGTCGATAAAGTCGGCGGTAGCGTCTTGCCCACCTTGACCGCTGAGGGTCAGCAGCAGCTCGAAGGTGTGGGGCTGGCCGGGCGGGTCCATCTGCCACCACTCCCGCAGCTGCACCTGTCCGCCGAAGCTGGCCACCACGTCGGCAATGCTCTGCGCGGTGCCCTTGTGCCGCTGGATCTGGAACGAGCTGGCGATGCGGGCGCGCTTGATCTGTTCCGGCCACTCGCTGTCCCAGGTGTCAACCGACACCGTCCACGCCAGGAACGGCAGAAACTCCGCCGGGCACGTCCACGGGTTCCACAGGAGGTGGTGAACCATCGGGATGCCCATCAGCTGCGCATCGGCGCCCTCCACGGCCCGTTCCAGCGTGGTGGCATTGGGGGGCAGCAGGGTGCGCACCTCAGTCATTGGTGCCCACGTGTTCGATCACCACAGCGGTGCAGTACGCCGCGCTCTGCGGACTGACCGTGATATCTGCGGCGGGACTGTCCAGCTGCACGCGCTGCACGCCCTCGACATGCAGGGCCGAATACAGCGCCGAGAGAGGAACGTCACGGCCCAGCCGCTGCGACTGGCTCAGGAAAAGCCGCATGCGGCGGTTGGCCTCGGCAATGACCAGGGCGCTGTCAGGTCCGTTGAAGGTGGTCAGCTGCGCGCGCACCTCGTACGGCTCAATGGTGGCTGCCGCCACAGTCACATGGTCGGTGAGGGGGCGCACGTTCCCGTTGAGCAGGGCCGATTCCACCGCAGCCAGCAGCTGCGCAGAGGGCGTCCCATCGCCCTCCCGTGAAAGCACGGTCACCACGACTTCGCCGGGCGAAGGGCTGGCCACGCTGGCGTCGAGTACGGCCACGTCGGCCGACAGGGTGTGGAAGATGTAGGCCCCTTCGGGGCCAGCAACTGACAGGCCCTCAGGCGCCAGCTGGATGCGGCGCCGGAAATCGGAATCGCTTTCGTAGACCGCCGGTGTGCCCGTCTCGGGATCTGCGGGGGTCAGTAGCTTTCGCTGAACCCCGTACGGTACCGCCAGGTTGTCGAGGTCGCCGCCCTGGGAGTACGGAAGAAGGAGGCCGCGAGCGCGCTGGTTGAACTGCTCGCGCAGCAGCACCTCTCGGTACGCACTGGCCTGCAGGATCTTCACCACCGGGTCGGATTCGACCACGGCGGTGTACTCCGGGCAAAGGCGGCGGAACTCAGCCAGACGCTCGGCGTAGATCGACTCGAACGAGCGCTGCTCGAAGATGTCGGGCGCCGGCAGCTTGTCGACTTCGATGGCGGTAAATTTGGACACGACAGCGCCGATTCGGGGATGCGTTTCAGCATCCCATCGCGCGCGCGCGTGCCTATCGGCTACGCCATGTAGGGGGGGCGATTACGCTACAGACCTTCCAGATGGTCGAGGATCAGATCGCGCACAAGCCGTTCGTCGGCTGGCGAGAAGCCCAGCAGGCGCCGACGTGCATAAGTAACGCGGGGACCGCCCTTGCTGACCGCATCGCTGCGGCCCTCCTGATGGATCAGTGCAATGCGCGATACACGGCCGGTGAAGCCGACGGCCACCTCATTTGGGGTCACGCGTACGCGAAGGTGCCGCGCCTGCCGGATCTTGGCGAACATTGCGCCGCGCTTGATGCGCCCGGCCTTGGCCCGACGCAGGGGCGCGGCACGGCGCGCCGCGTACGGCGTGCCATCTGGGTTCTTCTGCGTTGCGATGCGCTGCTGTTGTGCCCGGCGCAGCGCGGTACCGACCTTGCGCGCCAGCTTGCCGCGTTCGGCCGGCTGCAGACGCCGCAGCAGGGGCGCGGCCCAGGCTTCCAGTCGCTGTAGATCCTCGCTCACTGCGTAATCGCCGGCAGGGTGGCGATCTGGACACCGTCTGCGACCAGGACGCCGCCGGCCAGCGTGTCGGCGTGGGCATCCTCTGCAGGCGGCTCGGGCAGGTGCTGCAGCTGCACGCTGCCATCAGCGGCGCGGGTGACCAACACCCGTTCGGTGAGCGGCATCTTGATGGCCAGATCCACCAGGCTGTCGCCCAGCACGTCCACCTCAAAGGTCAGCTTCTCACGGTTGGCAGGGTTGGCCAGTAGTTCGGGCTGGTGACGGGTCAGCCATTGCAGCAGAGGCACCATGACAGCCTCGGGTGCGCTGCCAAAGTCGGTCAGCACCAGGTCCAGGGTGTAGCGGTACTCGAACGCTAGGCCCGGCCGGTAGGTACCGGCCAGGCCGCCACCGTCGACAAAGATCAGCAGCTTGTCGGGGTCGCTGGCCAGTGCCGGGACGGCGGCGACCAGGTGGTCGCGCAGCAGCTGCGGCTTCTTCATGGCGTACCTGCCTGCCGTTCAAGCTCGGCGTGCAGCTCGCGGGCCAGTTCCTGCAAGGCCACTACCTGCTCGGCGGTTGCGTGGCAGGTGGCGTAGTTGCTGGCGACGGTTTCGGCGACCGCAGAGAGCGGAGTGGCGGCGGCGGGCGCATCAGGATTTCCGGCAGGGCCGGCGGTGGGGCTGCCGCTCGCGGCGGTGTCGTGGAGCTGCACGAAGCCAGCAGGAACAACACAGGCAGCATCAGCGTTCGCGGTGACATAGATGGGAACCTCTTTGACGATGGTGTCGCCGCGCTCGTGCACCAGCTGTACGCGGTCCACGTACTCGGTCACGACGCGGGTGGTGCCTTCGGCCAGCTTGAGGCTGCTGGCCAGGGCGGCGTTGTCGGCGACGGCCTTGGCCAAGGCCGCGTTGGCCTTGTCCAGCGCGATGGTGGCGCGGCTGACGCGCGACTGCTGGCAGCTGAAGAGACCGGCGGTGGCCAGCACCAGGGCGGCCAGTGCGAGGGCGCGGTAGAGCATCAGCGCGCCC